GGAATAATCAATTAGGATCACTGTGTTCTCTTTCGTAGCGAGTTTTTGCACCAGAACGCTGGTGAATACGATTATGTTGAATGTCTAAGAAGAACTGTTCGTTTGGTCGATCAATACGATAGGCAAAGCTGCCACCAAAGTAAACAGCGTATTGCCCATTCAAATCAGAACGAATAACAATTGTGTAAGCAGTAGTCATAGCTGCACCACCGATGCCACCAAAACCTAGAGCAGTTGAACCCCAAGTTTGAGGGAACATAGCTTCAACAGTTACATCGTAGTCAGTGTACTTACGACTCTTTGTTACAGTAGCCTTCTTGTCACCCTTCTCATACGCTTCCCAATCTCGGTCTTCGTAAACGTAGTCATCAAAGGCTTGATACAAGGAATGAGCCAAAGCATTATGCAATGCTTGAACGTGGTTACTATCTTTCATTAAAATGCTCCCAGGATAATACACTCTTCATTGATGCGACCATTAGGTGCAGCAGGTTTAGTCTTCAGGGTCTTGAACGCAGCGTTTAGAGGACGCTTAGTCATCACCAAACCTTTGAAGAAGTCTTCAGGTTTACGAAGGGTCATAGACTTAGAGTCAACAACGTCGAAGCCAATCAGGGTTGTACCTTTGATAGCAAGACCAGCGTCGGACTTGTACACTTGAACCTTACGATACTTGGTATTGTAGATCCAAACTTCTTTGGCACCAATCATGTCTTCAGGTTTGACGGACTTGAGCTTCAACTCAGCAAACTCTTTCATGTACTTGACCTTAGCAACTTGCTTGGACAGAGGAACAGGTTTACGCTTGCGTGGCGCGCGATTAGCCTTTGCGGTTTGAACGCTTTGTTGGCAATCAGATACGATTGTGTCCAAGAAGTCAGCAAACTTCTTCAGTTCTCGTTTGCTGAAGTTTGAGTATCCTTCAACAAGTTGATCGTCTTTACCAGCGATGGCTTCTCGCACTTCTTTAGCGACTCCGACATAGAAGTCTCCGATTCGTTTAGCGACTGGCGCTGAAACTGAGTTTGATGCCAGATAAGCCTTCGCCGAGAAGTCAGCTTGTTTACCTTTTGAGAGAACGAAGTCATCAATTGCTCCATCAATCTCTGCAGCGTACTTTGATGCTTGCTCATCCATTCGTTCTTGAATGGAAGGTAGTGGTGCAGCGACAGTAACTTTCTTAACAACGACAGGTTTGTCTTTGGTTAAAAGTTCTTTCAATACAACGATACGCTCGTTAAAGAAATTCTGTTCTTTTTCGCGAAGTTCAGAACCACCATCTTGAAGTCGTGCAAGAATACCAGCATAGCGAAAATGGAATTCGTCTAGCTTCAGAAACTCAACAGCAAGTTTCTTATCAATCTTTGCATAATGCGAGATAAACCACTTCTTCTTATCTTTGTCGTTGTGGTTGGTGTTATAATAGTTAAGAGCACGAAGAAGATCAGAGTTATAGTTCTCTGCAGTAAGGGTGGCTTCAACACCCTTACTCATACGTTCGGCTCGTTCAATAAGTTTTTGACGTTTTGCGGCGGTTGCCATAGGATAAACTCCTCAAGTTATAGAATAATTATACCCTATTTCCCAATTAAAGTCAAACACTTTTTTTGGATGTCGCTTCGTCGTAAATTTCCATAAATTCTTCGTGTTCCGCTTCAACCTGAGTACGATTTTGTTTATGATATGTTTTTGCGATTTTATTGATAACCTTTTTAGAGATTTTAAATTCGTCAGATTTATCTTTTACAATTTCGCGAATCAAATCTCGCTCTGCTTCGATTCTAAGCATTGAATTAGAAAGTTCTTGAATCGCACCCATAAACTTCTTGCGATCTTCTTCAGTTGAAAACATACTCATATTAAATTATCCTTTTTGATTGAAAGAAATTTCAGATTTAAATGCAGCTGGAATTAAATAAGCCGCAAGCCATGTGTCAATACCATACGGGATATTCAACATAGGAAATAGTGTGTTCAGAGCCCAAATGGATAGAAGTGGGATTACAATAAGAACAGCTAGAGAAAGAACTAACACAAATGCGATGTTAGAGTTTGTTGGTTTTAATTTAATCATTTTATGTTCCTTAAATGCTAAATGTTACGTTTTTGATGGAGTCCCAACGGAATGATCTCCACTCGTTTGTGATTGTATCAAAGACACGTAATGCGGATCCACCAGTCTGGCTATTTGTTGTTTCCTCCACCCCAGACTTTGGTTGTTTGTCGGTTGGGATGCGAGATTCTGAGAGGGTACAATACATTTCTCGTTCTGTTCCATCTTTTTTGGTAAAAGTAACGCACAGATCTTTGACGTGTTCATCGCGTAAAACTCCTCGTAGCCATTCTTGTCCTTCAATTGTTGTAAAAGCGTGTTCTGCATTAGCAGTCAATGTTTGTTTTGTCATGTTTCACTCCTTCATAATAATCAACTAACGGTTTCCAGAATTTTAAAAACTCTTCTGGGTTTGCATAAAACTCATGGTTTGTTACATGCGTTTCATAATCAGTTTCAATAACCACCTGAATTGTTTTAGGTGGCACTGGAATTTCTTTAACTATGATTTTGTGTGGATATTTCATAACGATAGTTTCCTTTGCTTATAACTCTCTACGAATAGTCGTTTTCTGGTATCAAAAATAAATGCATCATTCGGTCTAAAATACATTCCTCTCGATGGTGGAGAATCAATCCTAGCAATTAACCCCTTTTTACCATATCCTTGAGAACCCATGTCATAACCAGAAGATTTACATTCCATGGCTTCGAAAAACTCTGGATTATAAAAATGCTCAAAGATAAATTCTCTCGCCTCTAATACATCAATATTATCATTGGCCCAAGGCGTTTCAATGTAAGTATAACCATCAACACCGAAATGCCTCCAATGATAATGATTGTCAATGGCGTTATATCTTTTACGATATTCTTCTTCTGGTATTAGATGATAACCATATTTCTTATAATCAATCATCTTTGAAGGATGTTCAAGTTCTTGACTTGGAATCATTAATGGGAAAAATAAAACAGACTCACCTTTCCAATTATCAATTAACCATTGTTTTGTTTGTAAGAGAGTTTCTTTTGTTTCAAAGGGAAGCCCAACAATCAAACTTAATGTTCCTCGATATAATCCATTACCAGTTTCTTTGAAATATTTTCTAACATCAAGTAAACCTTCTTTCAAACGATCGCTATCAAATTTTTTACCAACTGATGATGCTGACGCGTGGTTGAAAGATTCAATACCATAATGATGTGCGCGAAACCCCATACGCGCCATATCAATTCGATCATTTGGTCTATTGATCAGAAGATCAGCTCTGGCGAATCCAGCAAAGAAAGGATCAAATGGTAGGTTTTCACAAACATCTGCAAACTTTTTTATTTTGCTTGGGCGATCGTTAAATGTTTCATCCGACACTGAGTAGTTTTTAACACCCCATTTATCATAATTCATTCTCATTTCTAAGTCAAAATTATCGGCGTCGCGGCTGGTGTCTTCTTTAACACCAAGAAGTGGAAAATTACAAAAGTCGCATTTAAATAAACAACCCCTAGAGAACTCCATAGTTAACCATTCAGTCGGTTGAATGAAGTCTCGAGCCTCATAGTGAATTGAAAGATCTTTCATAGGTAAAGAAGGATAATCAATGTTAGCATTAATAATCTTCTTACCAGTATTCAACCAGAACTTTGGTCGTTCACCGTTGCTGAATAGCCATTTTAATGTATTAAGAATACCAACTTCACCGAAGCCTGTGATATAATAATCAATCGTCGAAGAGTTGAATAATGGGTTTACAGAACTTCCGCTGATAATCTTAATATCCCATTTACTTTTAGCCCATTGAAAGAATACATCCATCTTAGGATCCCACCAACCGAAAAGATGGCTTGTACCAAAGAACTTTGTATTACTATTACAACGACTAAGAGTGAGTGCTTTTAATTCATCAAACGACCAGTCTAAAGCAAAATCAATAACCTCAGCGTCCCATCCATTCTCACGAAGAACGTGCGCAATCCGATACACCCCATTTGTACGGTTTGTAGCTAGACGTTCGCACGTTACAATGTTAAACAATAGGCAGTGGTTCATTTACCCTCGACGCATAGTCGCGATTTCAATAGCTTGTTCATCCGTGAAAATAGGCACAGCATTGGACTTATGCATAGTGCCGATACCTTTGATAGCAGTACCAGTGTAACGCTTCTCGGGGGCTTTAGTGCATGGAGCACCAGTGAATGGTAGGCTGGCAATCTTTTGCGTTTCGCGAATGAATGGTTTTGGTTGAACTACAGGTTTAATATTCTTAGATACAGGTTTAGTATCATACTTTTTAAGTAGCTTCTCCCATTCAGCTTGCAACTCTCGTTGCTTCGCCGTTGGTTTGCGTGTTTTCTTCTTTTTGAAAGATGTATGAATGATCTGCATGATTAAATTATAACTGAAAGTTTAGTGCAAAGCAAATTTCTTTAGAACTTCTTTTGCGTCTTGAAGATTGTCAGTGATAAGAGAATCTAGCTCAGCGAGAATGACCATACGTTGCAGAAGGTCTGCTTGCTTTTGGTTATAGGTATCCAAGGATTCATACCATTGGAAGTAATCATCCATGGAATCCAACGACCACATAATATCAAGCATTTCTACTTGTTCTTCGGTGAGATTGTCAATCTGAATCATTGTTGTTCTCCAACGTTATCTGGGAGCCAAACACCGCCATCGGAGATCCATCCACCAACGGAAGTCTTTGGCTCGTCGCTATCATAAGTCCAGCCAAGAGCCTTCATCATCTTATGCTTTACGCGAAGATTGGGTTGACGGAAACGCTCAGTAGCAGTAAAACCCATCATTGTACCAACTTCAGTAACAGCGCCAGAACGGCAGATACCTGCGTGGCAGTGAACAAGAACGTTCATACTCTTAGCCATGGCGCGTTGCAGTAGCTGTACAAGATGTTGGGCTTGAGCGTCGCTGATTTTGAAGTCATCATCAAACTTGTCTTCGTCTTCAGCATCCAAAAATTCAAACTCATACACTTCTTTGAAGGTACGCTTTGTTGGATAGAAGCCATAAGCTGGATCAGAAATACGAATGAGCATGCAGTTTTCTCCAAGATCGCTGTGGTGACCAAGGTGAACGTCGCTCATACTCACATTTTCAATCCATCGAATTGTCACGATATATTACTCCAAATCTTAAGTTTATGTCGCTTCCGTTCAGAAGCCTCAATGACGTTTGACCATTCAATCATATCGTGCTCGCGCATCAGATCAAACATACAAACCAAATCACCAATTTCTTCTTCAAGATGTTCACGGTTATTGAAAGTCTTATCAGGGTGTTTACCATCAAAGCCAAACCTACGAACCTTGCTAATTGCCTGGATAACTTCAGCGCATTCTTCCTGCGCGATATCCATAATCTCCGATTCAACCGAATTCATAATTCTTTCCATACAATAATTATACCCCTTTACCGAATTAAAGTAAAGGGGTATTTGTTAAACCTTTAGGTTTACTTGTTAGAGTTAGCTCGAACAGTCGCGAAGTCAATTTCCTTGACCAGCTTACCATCACGATAAACTTCTTCAAGAACTTCTTCAACGTCACCGATTGCCTTGTCATACCAACCTGTAGGACGATTGACTGCGCTGATCCATTCGCCACCACTCTTCCAAAGAGTAACACGACCTGCTTTAGACTTCTTGCCAGGATCGGTGATAGGATCTTTTTGTACATCGTTCCACAAACCATCCATTTGCATGGAAGAACACTTCATAGCGAACTTCTGGGTATCACGGTCAATGGCTTGGAGCAATGCACCACCCATACCGAACGCAATGTTATCAGCAGACCAACCCATGGCCATAAAGCCACCGAGAATGCTACGGATAGTCAATTCATTCACACCGTCGCCTTGAATCAAGCGAACGTTGTTCAGAACCTTGAAACCTTTAGAATTCTTAGTGTAGCCAAACTTCTGACCAAGAATCTCAATCAGTTGTTGGTTAATAGCAAGGGGGTCGCCACTGTCAGGACGGATGACAACAGTAGCGCCACTATCAATAACTTGTTGTCGGAGCTCTTCTCCCCAAAGTTTCGACGCAGCGTTAAAAATATCATAGCTATCCGAAACCACAGCAACGATGCTACCAGGCTTTGCAAACTGAGTAAGCATGTTTCTGTAAGCGTCTACTTCCCCGTCACGACCCCAGCTAGTAATGGTGCTGTGCTCTGCAGCAGGGATACTATACCCAGCAATGCCAGCGTTATAAAACTCGCGAGCATAGAGTACACCACTAATCGTATCAGTCCCGAAGAAATTGACGAGGTGGGCTGCACCACCGATAGCAGCAGACTCAAGACTAGAGACGCCACGAGCACCAAAATCGTGCAACTTAAAATCAATA